GCATTCGGATTTCAACAATATTTAGGGGGACAACCTAATTACATTGCAGATTTACAAGCAGGTCTTGGAGCTATTCAACAAGTAAAACAAAAAATAATTAGTGGAATTTCACCTGCTCAGCTAACTCCTGCAGAACAACAAATATATACTAACTATATTGGAGGAACAGAAAGCAATCCTTATCAAGGAAGTGAAAACGAACTTTCTTTAAGACAGCAATTAACACAACTTTTACCTGCACCTTTAAGAACTGCAGCTCAATCTAATTTGCAAAATATATACAATCAAGCATTAGCAACTAGACCTAGCACAGTAGCAGGTATGCCACAATCATTAATGTATGGTGGAGCTTTAGGAACAGGATCTCCTTTCCAAAGTATGCAACCAATGAGTGTAAATGTACCAACAGGAACTTCTCCTGTAGGTACTATGGGACAAGCAAGTCAAGCACCTACTGAAACAATTAATGTTTCAGGTAGTACTAATATGAATAATGTTATGACTAATAACAATCAAGCACAAACACAAACACAAACAGCAGATGGTAAAAGTATTATATTTAACAGAAATCCTGACACAGGATATATGCAAGCAACTCTAAATGAAGGAAGAGCAGGTGCAACAGGAGTAGGAGCAGCAACTGCTGCAGAAATAGATGCTCTTGGACTTGGTTTGCCTACAACTCCAACAGGAGGAGCTTTTGGAAATATTATGGTTAAGAGATTAAATGATAAAGTAATAGATGCTTGGACTGTAGGAGGAGATGGTAAAAGAACTCCATTAATGCAAAATCTTACCAACTCTAAAGAAGCTAATGATCAAATAAAAGCACAACAAATAAAAGTAGCTAATGAAAAAGCAGCAGCAGAAGCTAAAAAAATAATGACAGGATCTTCAAAAACACAGTTAGGGTGGGACGCACCTCCGTCTCCACCCGGAATGAATGCACCAATTCAACCTTATAGTCCTGTTCCTTTACCTAGGGATATTACGGATCCTAATTTTAATGTAAATGAAAACATATTTAATTTTTAAAGAGAGTACAATATGACAATGATGAATGAAAGACTAGATGACAGAATGATGGAGGGAAATCCTGCTGATTTTTTTGCAGGAACTATAAATCCGAATCGGGGTGGTACAGGGGTAATAGATAATACAATGAGTAAACCAATAGTACAATCAACAATGCAACCTATACCAACTATGCAACCTGCAGGAGAAATGATAAATGAAAGAATGGAGTGGCAATCTCCTGCTAGAGATAAAATAATTAGAAATGATCTTGGATTAAATCCTGCCACATTAGGTGCAGGATTTCAAATGCAAGGAACTAATGCCCCAACTGCCTTAACAGATTCTATGATAAATGATTACACAGGTACTACAGTATTTGCAGCAGGTAATCCTAATTTATCAGGGTGGCAATCAGGAGATCCAAATCCTCGAATATATTCAACAGGATTTATAAGCCCCGGCAATCAAAATTTTAATATGGGAAGTCCTCAAACAGGTAGTCCATCTTATTTTCCGTCTAATTTTTATAATAACACAGGAGGAAAAACTTTTGGATATGTAAATACAAATCTAAATTCTTTAATTCAAAACCCTAACTTCCCAATGGGGGGAACTTACAATTATGTAACCGATCCTTATAACTATACATATTCAGGTGGCAATAACCTTTCATATAATTTTCCGGGAGGAATAATGAATTACGATCCTTATAATGCTTTAGCAAATACAGGAATGTATGGGTATGGTTTTTCACAACCTAACTTTCCTATAATGGAAAATTTTAATCAAATGTTTGATCCGTTTCAAAGTTATAGATAGGAAGATAATATGGTAAGAAGATATACTTTAGCAGGAAAAGCTATAGATTATACAGATGAAGAAATAGAAGCATTTAATAATCCTTACGGAGGATATACAGTTGGAGGTGGAACAAATCCTTTGACAGGAATAGATGCTTTAACTTATTCTAGCGACTCTTATACCAACCCTTCTTTTTCTACGGGATATAAAATGCAACCCGGATTTACAGCAGGAAGAGGAGATATGGGGTATAATATTCCTTCTGCACAACAGGGAGTAAGTACTTATAATGTTGGGCAAGATTTATCTACCAATATGGCTAATCCTTTTTCAGATTATTTACCACAAGAGTTTTTAGAAACTACACCTACTGCAGTATATTACAGCTCACCTGCAGCAGCAGATTTTTACACAAGACCATCAGGACAAATAGATCCTACAAAGAAAAAGTTTTACCAACAATCTTTTCAAGAAATATATAATGAATATCTTGGAAAATTAGGAAGTATGGCTAGGGAAGGAGAAACTCCTGATTTAAGATTTACAGATTATTTATCACAAGCAGAACCTTTTAAAGAAAGATTTGAAAGACAAACTCCTTATCAAAGAGGAATAAGTAACAGAGCATTTGCTCCATCAACTAGATTTATATACTATTAAAGGAATATTATGGTACAACCTATAGATCAAAGTTTAATGTTTGTATCTGATGATACAGTAGAAACAACTAGTTCTCCTTTTGATAATTGGTTCTACCCATCAAGCACATTGCCTTATTATGATTCTTATGAAAGATATCAAAGAAATCCATTATTTGGTTTGTATGGAGGGCCATTGGAGTGGACTGATACATGGTTTGATAATACAAGTGTTCTTGATCCTTCTGCACAAATGTTTCCTGATCAATATCGTTCAGGAATTCCTGCAACTTTTCATACTGTACAAAATATAGCAGATGAAATAGCAAGACCTTACAAGCCATACTATGATCAATTACAGTATGATGCTTTTTTGGATTATTATAATCAATTAAAAAAAGATTGGGAAAGATCAGGCGAAACTGAAATGGTACAAGAAAGAATGGCTGACAGAGCTCCCGGATTTTTAGCAGGACAAATATATGATGCTCCTATTCCTGAAAAAGACCAAGTACGACCTAAGTATCATTATAGTGATCACTATAATAATCCGTATCATACAGATTGGAATTATCAATATCTTCCTGTAGGAATATACGATAAAATGAATTATGGACAACAATTTCAAACTATGCCGTTTGGTACTAGTGAATTCGATACAGATTATTTGTTACAAAATCCTGAAAAAATTTCTCAAAGAATAAATTATAATTTACCTTTGCCTCATACATCTAACGAATATTATGGTATGCCTTTTGCTACTACAGAAATATTAACTGAAAGACCTATACCAACTTCTAATCCATATAGTTCTTATCCTGATGCAACAATGCCTACACCAATATATCCAACACAAGAAGAAAACTTGGGATATGCTTTTTAATGAATAATAATAATTTACCACAAATAAGCAAATATCTACCACCTCCTTCGCCTTCTTTAACAATAAATCAAATTCCTAAAACAAGCACACAAGGACTACCTAGTATTGGTGGTTTACCTTCTGCACAATCCATAAGAATGTTACCACCACCACCACCACCACAAGGTATTCCTGACGACAGAAATTTTTGGCTTACTCCTATGATATCTAAAGAAGCAGTAGCAGGTGCTCCTAGTTGGATAAGACCTGTAGCAGAATTTGCAACTCAATTAACTACACCATTAGATGTAGCTATAACTTTAGGAACAGCAGGATTGGGGCCTTTGATAGCAGGAGGAAGAGCAGGTGCTATGGGAATACGAGGTGGATTAAGAGGATTGGCTGCAGCAGAAGGAAGAGGCAGGGCAGCAAACTTGGCTTTAAGAGGAGCTGCTAATATAGTAGAACCTGCATTTATGGCTAGAGGAGCATTACCTGCAAGATTAATTTCTGAAACAGGAGTAACTGCAGGAGGGCACTTTTTAGCAGAAAAAGGATATGAAGCAGGAGGAATACCCGGCATGATAGTCGGTGCATTAGGTGGAGGAATTGCAGGAGGAGCAATAGGAGTAGGAGTAGTAAAAGGTATGGGTAAAGCAGTTAAAACTACACCCGGTCTTAGAACATTTTTTGCTGATCCTTTTAGTGATCCTATTAATCCTAAAATAAAAACAGTAGATCCTGAAAATCCAACAGAGCTTACTGTATCTGAAGATCCTGCTTTAAATGAAGATATAGAAAAAGTAACTCAAATTTTTTATGATGATAACGGAATACATTATAGCGATGCTCATAAAATGGGCGAAGCATTTCCTATGACAGAAAAAAATGAAACTGCTGAATCAATACTAGGACAAAAAGCTTGGCAAACATTGCCTACAGCTCTTAAAAATAGTTTGCATAAAGTACAAAGATTGTGGAATCCACAAAAGCATTTAAAAAATCCCATTGAAAAATTAAAACTTATTCACACTATGGGAATGGCAATGGTTGATCAAGAAGCTTATAAATTAAAAGGTTATATAAGAACTGAAGAATTTGATAAAATTTTTGGAGAAACACAAGTTGATGTAACAAAAGCTAATCGTGGAATGTTTAAGTTCAGAGATGATGATGGAAATATTATAAAAGACCACCCGTTGTTTACAGAAGAAAATCTTAAAAAAATGAAAGAGCTTGGAATAGATCCTGAAAATTTAAGTGCCAATAGAATTTTTGATGAAGTTAATCCTTTAATAAACAGAGATATTACAGGAGTGGATTATGGATTGAAATCACCTCCTCCTAAATCTGAAACAGGATTTTTAGATCCTACAATAAGTCGAATAAAAAATGTAGAATTACAAAGAGAAATTTATGCAGGTAGAGAAAGATGGGGAATTTGGGACGACATACTAAATGAAGAACAAAAAAAATATATTATAAGAAGAGCTAAAGCTTTTGATTATACTAACAACAGATTGATAGATCAGGGAATAGATACGACTAATAGAGGAAAAGAAATAGCAAGAGCAAGAGATAATGATTTAACAGATATAATAGAGTATACTCCTGAAGAATTAGAAGATATAGCAAAAGCTTCACTCGATGCAAAAGAACTAACACCTGATGATTACAATAAATTTCAAACAGATTTAAGAAGTGAACAAGGTTATTCTGCAAGATCTTTATGGACTAAGCAAGTTAAAGGTGGCGAAGCAGGAGAAGTTGATGTTGTAATTGTTGGAAAAGATCCTAATTTTGGATATAAGGTAAATGGAAAAGCAGGATCTGAATACAGCAGAAAATTTTCTAGAGTTAGATTAGCTGAATTAGAAGGATATACTTACAAGCCTGCAAACGAAGTTGTGTTTGAGCAACTTCGATCTAGATTAAGAAGAGCTTATAATGCAAACTTTGATGATTATAAAATTAAGTTTTTAGGTGGGCAAAAATATGTAGATGATACAGGAGAAATATTGACAGAAGAATCTATTTTCGGCCCCTTTGTTACAAAAGAAACTAGACGAAGAAGAGCAATAAAAATTTTATTTAGAGAATACGGCCCCAAGAAATTACCTAAAGGCGAGGCTTATGATCCTAAATATTTAGAAGAATTAATTAATAAATACGAAGCAGGCGAAAAAGTTGCAATGCCTTATCCGATAGCTAACAGAAACGAATTAAGAAGTCTTATAAGAGAAGCTAATACATTGAAAGAAAAAATGATAGCAATACAAAAAAGTAAGTTTAAAGAAGTAAACTTTACACAAGACGAAGTAGATATGTTAAAAGCATGGGTAGAAAGTACAGGCAATTCTGCATTAGATGTTACTAAATTTATATCAGATCCTACAGGAGATAATATAATTGATTCTTTAGCTAAAGTAAAAATGAAAGAAGGCGGTAGTGTTGTTGCAAGAGTATTCAAATCATTACCAAATTTTGCAAAAGATTTTACAGGAATAGGAATGCAACAAGCAAGAATAGAAGCACAATTTGCTGTTGTGTTAGCTCACGCAAGAAGAATTATGGGAGTAGATTATGTAAATCAATATCCTATATTAAAGCCATTATTAGATGGCAATACAAAAAATTATAATTTTCCTGCAGCTAAAAAATATTTGCAACAACGAATACAAGAATATATAAAAGATGTTAATGATAATACATATAAAGAATTAACAATTTTAAGAAATCAATTAGATCAGTTAGAAAAAATTGCAACAACTCTTGATCCTGAAGACATTCCTTCAATAGCTGCAATAGAAGAAGAAATAACTGCATTGTCTGCAAACATAGTTAAAAGACAAAATCTTTTAGAAGTATGGAGAAAAGCAGGCAGACCTAAAAATCTTAATTTTGATCAAGGTCAAGATTATATAAAAGGTATGAGCTATGGTATCAATGGTTGGAATCCTACAGGAGAAGGCTACACTACAGGAGAAGCTGTTTTAGATAGTGTGTTTCAATTGCAAAAAGATTTAGAAGTCCCTACTGCACCTGCCATAGATGTAGACGAATTAAAATTTGTAGAAGAATTAATTGATGATGCTAAAGAATATAATTACAACTATGATATGACACCAAAAGATTTAGATAATTTTATAAAAGCATTAGATAATACTTCAAAAGGATTTAAAAATGATATAAAAGGATATCAAGAAATCATTGACAATGTAATGAAAAGAGAAGTCAAGAAAGAAAATATGCAAGAAATATTAATAAAAACTAATACAGATTTTATTAATCTTTTAAGTAGAAGTATTGATCCTATTGACAGAAAAGATCTTATTAATTTAAGAGGATTAGAGCCTGATGAATTTGGAGAATATAATTTAGAAAAAATATATTTTAATACTACTAAAGAACAAATGATAACCGAAGGTATTCCTGTGGGGCCTAATGAAGAAGATGTATTTTTAATATTAAAAGACAATATAATTGTAGATGATACAGGTGGAAGCATGGCTAGACCTCATGGAGTTTATGATGAAGTTATAAAGACAGTTCAAGCATTAGACGAAATGGTTAGAGTATCTAATATTGAAGGAATACAAAAATGGTGGTTACAAGCAAACTCTATGCAAAGAATGGTGGCTTTAGGTATTGATGCAAGTGTTATTAATATTCATTTGCTTCCTATGTGGTTTAACCACCCTGCTGTTCAAGCAACTAATGTTAGAGAATTTTGGAAGACTTTGTTAACAACTTTTAAAGATCAAAAACAAGGATCAATTTTAGTACAAAATTATAAAAATACAGAAGAGTTTTTAGATTGGCTAAACAAATATCCTGAATTATTAACATCTGAAAGTAACGAGGTATTCCAAGTTGCAGCACAAGTAGGGTGGCCAAAAGCTTTTGAAAAATTAGGAAAGCCTTTTGAGTTAGCCTTTGGAAGAGTTTTAGATGTAGCAGGAATTGAGCTTGTTAAAGCTTTAGATTATTTAGTTGATCCTTCTTTGTCTGCTGCAGAGCAAGCAGCTAGAAGGTCAGTTATTGCTCAGTATGTAAATGATATGAGAGGATTGTATGATGCAGGACTAAAAGGAATATCACCTAAACAAGCTAATATAGAATCTTCATTTATGCTTGCAGGTAGATACAGAAGAGCTATATTTGGCATATGGGCAAAAGCTTTTACAGGTACTGCTTTTGAAAGATATATGGCACAAAAAGCTTTGATAAATCTTTTTACAGGATTAGCTATGACAACTATGGCTTTACAAATAGCTAACTCTGCTATTGGAGGAGATGATCCTGAAGAAGCAGGACAGAAAATAATTGATATGTTAGATCCTACATCAGGTAGTTTTTTGTTATTTAGTCAAAATGATCAAAAGTTGGGGCCGGGATCTAAGTTTGTATCAGATGCAAGAATACTTGCTAAAGCAATGAATTTCTTTTACAAATCAGGAACTCAAGAAGATATGGAAGATTGGGAAAACTTTCTTTCTTTAAGTGAAAACAATCCGGGTATTAGATGGGTACGAGCACAAATGGCTTATAGTCCATCAACTGCTTGGGATTTCTTTACAGGAACAAATTACATTGGAGAACCACAATTTAGAGAAGGTGAAAACTCTTTAGAAACAATAGGTAACTTTGTATCTCCATTTACTGAAATGGTTACTCCTTTATGGATTAACTCTACATTTTTCGAAAACACTCAAGGAAATTTAGAGTGGTCAGACAGGGTAAGAGGGTCAGGAACTAGGTTTGTTTCAGAGTTTACAGGACTTAGAGCACACCCTCAAGGAGCATCAGGAATATTAAAAGAAGCTTCTTGGGATATTATGAATGCCCCTTATGATAATTTAGAACCTTTTGAAAAAGATATTTTAAGGTATTCTATTATGGATCAATTAAGTCCATTGCAAGAACAAACAATTAAAAGAGGAACAAATGATTTTGCAGTTTACTTTAGCGATATTGAAAGAATAGAAAAAAACTTTCAAAACGAATTAATTGAAATGACTAAGCTATATCCTAATACTGCCGAAGGAAATAGAAATATGTATGACAGATACAGGCAATTAAAAAGCTATATAAGAGGTCAAAAATTTGAAGTAGGTTATGATGTTGAGTTTGATGAAATTGATGATCAAGTAACTGATCCAAAAAAAATAGCTTTAAATAAATATTTTAAAATGTTTGATACAGTTAGAATTCCCGGTACTCAATTAATAGATTGGGAAAAATGGGAAACAGAATATGATACTTTAATGAAATCATTAACATTAGAACAACAAGCTGTTATAGCAAGAAACACTTCTAGGCTTCCTATACCTTATGTATTTTTAGAAAGATTAAAATATCTTGGAGAGGCTAAAGAATATAAAAGAATTATGAAAGCACAACAATTAAGAGAAATTTATTTAGAATCATTAGAAAGACCTGATTTAGCATCTAAATCAAGAGATCTTTATTTAATGTTAGAGGATTGACGAATTTTATTTATTTTGTTATTTTTATATAAGGAGGACAAATGGTAAACGAAAATGAAAATACACAACCTGAATTAAATATGGTATCTGAAGAGAGTACAGCTCCTGTAGCTGAACCTCAAGCAGAGCCTGCAGTAGAACCTGCAACAGAACCTGTGGCAGAACCACAGACAGAAACTGCACCATCTACTGAAACTAATTCTACTACAGAAACTACAGCACCTAAAGCTGAAGAAAATGTAGGGACTTATCCTAGTTCTGTTCAGCCTGATAATGATGTGCAACAAACACTTCAGCAAACACAACAAAGATTACAACAAGTAGAACAACAAAACTTGCAAAATCAAATGTTGTACGAAACTGAAAATTATAAACAACAGTTAGCACAACAAGGTTACAGTAATGAACAGATACAATACGCTGCTGATACTTACTATCAAAATAGATTACAGCAAGTACAAGTAGAGCAGAATTATAAAAGAGGATTAGAGTTTAAGGAAGGTCAATTTAAGGCATCTTTACAATTTGGTAAAAAATACAATGTAGATCCTGAAGTACTATTAAAGTACCAAACACCTCAAGAAATGGAAACTGCAGCAAAGCATATGTCTGAAGTCAGAGCATTAAAAGAAGAGAATGCTAGACTAAAGCAAGGCAAAGTTCCTACACAGAACTTTGACAACAATACTGCTCCCGCAGAAGCCACGACAAGTGAGGAAAGATTATTGGATCTTTACAACTCAGGAGTTCGCAATCCTGAAACCGAAGCAGCAGCTCGAAGGGCTGCAGGCATCGGATAATTTATTTACCTTAATTTAAGGAGGTCGTAATGGCACAGACAGCGACAACCGGAAATCTAGAGAATGCGAGTAAGATAATTATCGCAGCAGCTAGATACACGGAAGAACACAACGCACCTGCTATGGCATTAATTGAGCAATTTAACCTACCTAAAGGAGCTAAACAGGTAACTGTTCCTAAAGTAGGACAAATGCAAGTTGATGACTTGACAGATGGCGTTGACATTATTGACGATCAAGAAATTGGTATGACTACTGTTGACTTAACAGCAGCAGAAGTTGGAGCCAAAGTTATCTTAACTGATAAACTTGTTCGTGAACAACAAAACAATGTATTCACTATAATTGGTAAACAATTAGGTGATGCAATGGCAAGAAAGAAAGATACAGATGTTCATTCATTGTATGGTTCTTTAAATGGTGGTACCACTCTTGGTGCTGCAACTAAATTTATGAAAGCAAGTAATGTACAGGGAGCAATCACTTACGCAAAAGCTAATAAATTTGGTAGTCAAATTTACATTTTACATCACCCTAACTCAGTAGCTTATCTTTCTAAAGAAGCTGCAACAGTTGCTTCATCAGGTACGCATGAACTATCAAGTGGTTGGTCTGCAGATCTATTGAAAGACTTTTGGAGTGGACTAAGACCTATGAATGGTGTATCAATATTTGAAGATGGTAACTTAGCAGTTGACTCTTCAGATGATGCAACAGGTGTTATTGCTGATAAAACAGCTATGGCAGTTCTTAAGTCTGTAGACACTAGAACAGAGAGGCAGAGAGATGCTAGTTTGAGAGCCACAGAAGTGGTTATTACTTCAGACTATGGTGTTTTTGAGTTAGATGATACTAGAGGTGCAGGACTTATATTTGATGCTGCAGCTTTAGCAACTAATAACTAATAGTATGGAGGCATTAATTGGTTAATCATTATTATGGACACAATAAAAAGCAACAAAAAAAAGAAATCGATAAACAGAGGAAAGACATGGGGATAGATCAGTTTGACGGATTACTGCCTGATTGGCAAAGTAAAACAACATACTATAATCATATTCCTAAGTTTAATGCTGAAGGAGATTTAGCAAAACCTTGTGGATCAGAATATCCGAATCAGCCAAGTGATGCAAACACACAGCAAAGACGAGGAGCTATAGGCTTATTTCCTATAGCATGGGACGGCAAGTGTAGACTTGAAGCTAAAGGTGACAAGTGTATATGCAATCCTAAAAAAGAAAAAGCAAAGGAAGAGGTTAAACAAGAGAAGAAATCCTCTATTTAACCTCTCCTTCTTTTAGTATAAGTGTAACGATTGACCGAGCTTATACGAAATTTAACAATCGGTTGGTCGTAGGGGTTCGTCCCCTACTTTATAAATAGGAGGGAATCATGGCATTTCCGGTTACAATACAAGGCTCTTTTGGTGACGAGAAAGTTACTTCTTCAACAAAGAAGAACAGAATCGGAGCTAGAATGGTACTTCCTGATGGTAGTGCTTTCGTTTATGCTTATGCAGGCGAAGCTATTACAGCAGGTAAAGTTACTATGCAAGCTCAAACAGCATCAGACCACATTAAAGACTTAGCAGTTGCATCAGCAGCATCTGCAGGAGCTACTCAAATAGTATTAACTAATGGTGGCTCAACAGCAGTTACTGCATCTAGTTCTTATACAGGAGTAGGTACAACTGTTGGAGATTATGAAGACGGATATGTTTTCATAAACGATGTTGATGGTGAAGGTCAAATGTGGAGTATTAAAAATCACTCTGCAGCAGCCACAGGAGCATCACTTACAATAAACCTACATGATACTGACAAAGTAGCAACAGCTCTTACAACTTCTTCGCAAGCAGGTATTCTAAAGAATCCTCACAATGGAGTAGAAGTATGGGACACTAACGACATTGATGGTATCGCAGCAGGTGTTCCAAGATGTGATGTTACAGCTAACTATTACTTTTGGAACCAAGTGTACGGCCCCGCAGCAGTACTAACAAATGGTACAGTTGTATTAGGTAAAAATGTAATGACAGGATCTACTACTGATGGTTCCGTAGATGTTGTAGCAGACGACTCTAGTGCTGAGTTTATACTTGGTGGAGTTATGGCTGTTGGAGCAACTACTGAATATTCAGCAGTATTCTTAAACATTGGTGCTTAATAGTGCAGGTCGTAGGCTCAGAAACTTACGATAGAAGGTTAATACTACCTGTTGGTGTCACCCTTATAGGTGAATACGGGACAGGTAGTATTAAATCTTTATCATTTAGTTTTTACGATTCAGTTACAGAAAGGAGATCGGTACTTCACAATGTGCCTTATACTCCTAGCGACCCTTACTCTCATAATGCTATCGAAACTATGATAGGAGAAGCTCATGAAACATGGGTAACACAAGTAAGAGCACAAGGTAAAAAGAAACCTAAGATGACACTTGATCAAAGAAAAGAAGCAGGTAAGATATTAGATGAAATAAGGGTAAATAAAGAAAAAAGAAACGAAAGTACTACAGGAAAAATTTATTTTGAAGGAACAAAAATTGACAGAAAGAAACTTAACAGAAAATTTAAACGGAAAGCAAGAGCATCTCGCAGATAATGTAGTTGTACTACAAAGTGACATAGAAGAAACTATGAGAGAAGACGAGATGTTTAGACTTAAGGTTGTAAACAAAGCTCTCTCTAGAGAAAACAAACATTTAAAAGAACAAATTAAAATAATGGGCGAAGCTCAAGTTAAAAAAGCAATTAAGGAGGAAAAAAATGCCACCAATGGGTAAAGGTACATACGGAAGTAAAAGAGGACGACCACCTAAAAAAGGTAAAAAGATGATGAAGAAAACTATGAGAAGAAAGAAGAAATAATTATGGCTAGAGATCCAAGATTAAAAAGAGCAGGAGTGTCAGGGTTTAATAAACCCAAGCGAACTCCTAGTCATAAAACTAAATCTCATGTAGTAGTTGCTAAGTCAGGAGATCAAGTAAAGACTATTAGATTTGGGCAACAAGGTGTTAGTGGGGCAGGTAAAAGTCCTAAGACAGCTAAAGAAAAAGCTAGAAGGAAATCATTTAAAGCTCGTCATGCAAGCAACATAGCTAAAGGTAAAATGAGTGCAGCATATTGGGCAAACAAAGTAAAGTGGTAATAATATGGCAATAACACATGGCAAAACATTAGAAGATTTAAGAAAAGCAATAGGCAGAAACCTAGGTAAAATGATTACCGGTACTACATCAGGTAGTGGTTCTACTACTACTGCGTTAGATACTACATTGTTTGGTGGAGATGACGAATATATAGGAAGTTATATAAGATTTACTTCAGGTACTTATGATGGTACTACTAGAAGAATAACAGATTATACAGCATCTACAGGTACAATAACATTTGCAGCAGTAGCAGGTACTATTGCAGGTAGTGTGACTTACGAAATATGGAAAGACGGATTTGATCCTGTTGTTATAGATGAGTTTATTAATCAATCTATACTAGCTATTACAGGAAAAATATATGATCCCGTAGAAAACCTTGATATACACACAGATAAAGTAAATGCTAGGTGGGAAATACCTAGTGGCATAGAGATGATACAAGATGTTTTTTACAGAGATAAATTTACTTCTGAAGTTTTGCACGATTGCAATTCTGCATTTGATGAATCGGTAGATTCTGATTTTACTATAACAGCAGACACAGAAGATTACAAAACAGGATCTGCTTCTAATAAAATTGTAATTGCAGCAGGTGCTTCAGCAGGAGATACTGCTTCAGATACCATCACTTCAGTCAACATATCTAAATATGATTACATAGAATTTTGGATTAAATCTTCAGTAGCTACAAGTGCAGGTAATTTAAAAATACATTTGGTAGATGCAGATGGCATAGAAGAATCATTAGATGTACCTGCTTTAACAGCTAATGTATGGAAATATTGCAGAGTAGCATTGGTTGCTCCTTATGATAATACAGCTATTACACA